AGCATCTCTTTCATTTTCAAATTGGAAATACAGTGCGTGATAACTTTCACATCGCCATATACTCACACAGTTTTCTTCGCACCATGCTTTCATCTTAGGCAATATTTCGTATCCAACGGTATCAAAGTTTATACGATGACTAAAGGTGGCACGAGCTCTTGTCGCCAAGATCTCGTTCACACTACCAACCTTTAAACCTGTTCCTATTGCCATGTTAAACTGAACATCAATGCGTCTTTGGGATCACGAAAGAAGAAATGTGTATGTCCAAACATACTGTCAATACTCCATTTAGCGTTTTCGGGATCTTTTGTAAATGCGTAGTAACCACCCGGGCCTAGTTTTGTTTCACACCACGTGAGCATGGCTCTTTGTTCATGAAATCGATCCTTGCCAAAACTAAATCTAATTAACTCCATGTACGATGATCCTCGGCTACCCATTCGTTGCCATCGTATTCAGTTACATGCCAAGAAACATCACCCGGTATTTCTACAATTTTTAAATTAGCATGAACACCGTTAGCACTTATACCCAGTTCTTTGACAACTTTGATAAGGTAAGGATCGTCACGAGGAATATCTCGGTCATGGAAATCTTTTTCAACGAGTCCAGCTAATTTCATGTACTCGTTCATAGCACGATCACTCAGACCAAAGCCACCATAACAGGTATTAATTACAACATGTCGTACCCCAGTCTTTAGATCTTCTAAAAACTTTTGTGCGTCAGACATTACTTTCCTTTCTTTTTCTTCTTGATTTTTTTAATAGATTCTTCTACAGGACCAGGTTCGGCATCTGAGAAATCATATTCAGGACGAAGGCTATCTAGTTCTTCTCGAATTTTGTGTTCTTCGATAGCAAAACGTAGAGCTTCTTCAACTAGTTGATTAAAGGTGATGTCGCGATCATGTGCCAGCTTCATGTACTGTAGCAGTTCATCATCTGAGAACTCAACTTGCATTTGAACACGAGTATCGTAGTCTTCTTCTGCGACAATAGCAATAGCCTTTTGAATAAAATCGTCGTCAACATCGAGATCAACATAATCAACATCATCCCAGGCTTGATTGCCTAAAATATTTCGGCCTTCAGCTTCAAGATCATGCTCTGCTTTGTAGTCGGGATTAATCAATCGATAGGCACGATTATTACGATAGTCATAGGCACTGACTTCATAGACTTCTTGTGTATTAGTATCAAAGATGATACTGACAGAGTGTCCATCTTGATGGCCATTCCACGAGTCTAATCTGTAAGCATTAGGACCATAACAATTCCACATATATTGACTACCCTCAGTGATTTTGTAGTCAATAATTTCCATAAACTCTTTAACAGTAATCATAATACGAATGTTCCGATCATAGAAGTAAGAATAAAAATACCAGACGCAAATCCAATGATGCTCATATAGAAATCACGCTCGTCATTTTTCGAAGAATACAGTTGTGCCAAAACACCTGACGAAAAGATTGAAGCAACGCCCAAAATTAGTTGTAATGTAGTCATGACACTCCTTTCATGTTTATACAGTATAGCATGAAAGCTAACTTACGTCAACTATATTTTAGGTATTCTCGCCAATTGTAAATTTAGATTCTTCACCAACACCCAAAATACAGGCAACTTCAGGATTCATTTTGAGTAGAGTCCAGCTGCCTGTACGCTCATTCACCCAGAGCGAATACATAGAATCATCATCAACGTGCCTTCCGGCCCAAGATACTTTTTCTTTAAAATTGGATGAAAGACTTTCGATTAGTTTTTGAGTTTTATCGCAAACAATAGGGTAATCGTATCTAAATTGGGCGTTGGCTATAGAGCTAGTAAAGCTGAATAGAAACGCCACTACTACTAGGTGTTTCATAGTGGCTTCCTTTAAAACTTTATTTAACGAATAACTTGTATTATTGTTTTGTCAATGCCCATTTGTCCTTTCCGGACAAATCTCTGTAACCCTTAATACCAAAATAACAAACACCAAATACAACTAAAAATGCCAATATAATTTTAATCATTCTGCTCTCCTTGCTTTCTTGTAATCAAACCAACCAATAACATCTTTAGCATCCTTGTCTTTTACCACTTTCATAAGATGGTCACTCATGATACGTTTGAGATATGGGTAGACAGGACTTGATGAAACTTTGCTATCCCAGGCACGGGTATCAAACCCGTTGGCATAATAGATACGTTCGTAGTCTTTTTCCATGGATGTTTTCATTTCTGGGGTGGCCCATACTCCAAAGTTTTCCATAGCCAAACACAGTGCTATAGTATGAGGCATGACAATACCGTTCCAATAAACGATGTATTCGTTTACTTTGGGCAGATATAATAGCACAGGTCTAGGATCTAGAAGGCTCCAAGATTGTTCAGAACGCATTTTGATAGTCCTCAGTTTCGGCACTAAATTGCCATTTGGCTACAGGATTGTTTTGGATAGCTTCTATAGTTCCTTCAACTGGTCGATAACCGTAGGTCCAATATTTGGTTAATCGTTTAAGTGCGTCTGGTTGTAGAGGCATTTTAAATCTAAGATTACGCTCTCGGATATCGCGAGCTGTAAACGGTCCTAGCTTCCATTCGTTGCCTGCTGTTCCAATTTCGCAGACTGTGATATCAAAGTTGTTGATGATTTCGTCTAGACTAGAAAAATATCGTTTAGTAATCACTTGGACAGTCCAGCGTTTATTATACTCTTCTTTTGACCAGTAGTCCAAAGTTACTGCGTTTTCGCTTTCAAATTTAGTAGAATATCGACCATAACTCTTGATGTTATCAATGATATCTGCGGCCTGTTTAGCATTAGCACAGAACACATCAATATCGTTTTCTCCCACAGGTTGACCTTGAAACCAACGCAGGCAAGCACCGCCAGCAATCCATGGTCCACGATTAATATCGGGCCAGATTAAATTAATTGGTTCATTGTCGTTTTTATGTATTGTAGGAAATTCTACTACATCAATTGCTTTTCCGTAGTTAGGGTGTGGTGGCGTAGCAACGGCTGAACCAAATATTTCATTAAAATCAAACACCGAACTCATTTTTTTCCTTTACCAATTGACACATTAAAATAAAATGATCATAGGCTTTACGAACACTTTCGTGCTTCATTAGTTTCTCTGCTTCTTCCTGCATGGCTTGGACGCCGGCCTCAGCATGATCCCTGGCACTACCATAGGTCAACGGACATAGTTCATCACCGAGCTCTTTGGCCAGCTTCTCCCAGGCCTTCTTCTGTCCGGGAGTAATTGGAGTTCGTTGAGGACGCATTTCGCTGGCCTTGCTAATAGCTTGACAGATAGCATCTTCCGCTACACGACCTGCGGCAATCATAGCCGCATAGTTAGGATCGATGTTGTACCGGCGACTTTGGCCGCCTGGGTATACCATCACAAGGTGTGTGCCCTTAGAGAAACTGTCCAAGTATTCACTGTCGTATTCACTCACAGGCACATACCGGCGACCACGTTTTTCGTAGTAGATTTTTTTCATCTTAATACAGTATTGGTTCGGTTGTAGATTCATCTCGAAGAGCTAACATTACTTCTTCTTGTTCGGTGTAGATCAAATTATTTTCTTCAAGAATAAGTCTACGAACACCACTGTCATATGTAAGCCAATCAGCAACAACATCATAGCTGCCGTGAGCTTCGCGAGGCATACAGTCTGTTACCCACCCACCTAGACACTTTAATGCTTCAATAGTATTACTAGGATGACTGCGGCTAACAGCACCATGGAAGTCATTAGCTAACACAGAGGTAAAGAAGCCGCCGGGGCTGTATCCGTAGACCAAATAATTGGCCATGGGATCAGCAAAGTCCCGAGGAACATCCCACTTTGAGAATGTTTCGTATAATCGATTTCGACTATAAACAGTGATATTCATACTTCTACAATCTTATTAATGTCCCAACCAGTTTGTTCTTTCCAGTTACTAGACTCATAACCTCTAGGATTACAAACCACTCTAGTTTCACCTATCATGTAATCAAACGCATGATGTGTATGTCCATGAGTCCACAGTTTGATCTGTGGGTGATCAAGTATAAACTCGCTAAGTTCGCTGTGATACGCACCGTTCATGATATGATCATGAGCGTACTCCGGAGCACAACTCTGGAAACTAGGTGTGTGGTGAGAAACTACCACAAACTTAGTATTAGGCATGCCTTCTAAACAGAACTTAAAGTATGCCAAAGTTTTCCTGTGCCGTTCGCAGGTATCAGCAGGTTTCAAAGGAATAAATCCCAGTTGATCATTACGGATACAACGGAAGTCGTTCATCATGTCTCGAACAGCATGGAGAGTAAGAGGATCGTATTTGTTCATGTCAGTCCAAAGTGTACCACCAATGAATCTTACATCACCAATATCTTTGGTATCATTTTCTAAGAAATGAACATTGGGGAATCTACTACATTCGTCACGCATCCACTGGACACTGGCATGCCACCGACCATGATAGAACTCATGATTGCCCATAACGACGATTACATCCTTAAATTGGAAAGAGCATCTACTAAGGAAATCACGATACCTAGCGGCCCGGCCTTTTTTAGTATCGGAAGCAGCTTCGTTTGGCAGGTAAGGGGTTGACAGTAGCGGCGATTCGTGGAGATCGTTGGCTACCATAATGTCACCTGATAAAATCAAGACATCAGCACCATTTTCGTTTTTAATGAAAATGTCTGCGAATTCTAGGTGGAGATCTGATACAATTTGAATTTTCATACTATTATTATATACTCAGTTAATAAGTTTGTCAAGCCCTACTAAATTACCATAAATACTAGATGGATAAAATAATAGCAACTTTAGTTATGGTTCAAATTACCATAGCATGTGTTACACTCTACTTACACAGATCACAAGCACACAGATCGGTACAGTTTCATCCGATAGTGGCACATTTTATGCGATTTTGGTTATGGATGACCACAGGCATGAACACTCGTGAGTGGGTCGCTGTACATCGAAAACATCACCAAGCAGCAGATACAGAACAAGACCCACATAGTCCTAAACAGCATGGCATATGGCGGGTATTGTTTGGCGGAGCATTTTTATATGTCAAAGCAAAACGTAATAAAATATTAATTAACGATCTAGGTCACGGTACACCTAATGATTGGATTGAAGAAAAAGTTTACACTCCCTACCCCCTCGCAGGGATTCTTTTGATGTTGGTCATAGACCTATTGCTCTTTGGCCCTACAGGGATGATTGTGTGGGGAGTCCAAATGATATGGATTCCATTTTGGGCAGCAGGTGTTATTAACGGTGCTGCTCATTGGTGGGGTTATCGCAACTACGATGTTAAAGACACTAGCCGCAATTTACTACCAATTGATTTTTGGATTGGTGGAGAAATGTTGCATAATAATCACCACGGCGATGGTGCTAGTGCCAAGTTCAGTAAAAAATGGTATGAATTTGATATTGGATGGTTTTATATAATCGTGTTAAAGTTTTTAAGGCTTGCAAAGATTAGAAACACGCCATCCGTTTAAACTAGATCCAACCCAGTCTTTCCAATCATCTTGTTTGCCTATAGCATAATAAGGCCAATAGTACATCTGTAGGAAAAACCAAATTTGTAAATCGAACACATTATCTAAAGCGTTCCACGAATTGTTCATACTATATTTAACCTAGATAATTATTTACATGTCAAGATTATACATTGTTGGAGATAGTTTTACAGCAGCAGAAAAGCAAGGTCGCGATCAAGAAAAGACCTGGTGGTTCCGTCTAGCACAAAAATTAGGCTGTAATGGATTCACTAATTTCTCTATGATTGGATCAGCACAAGAATATGCTTGGTATATGCTTCAGGTCCAATTAGATCAAATACAACCAGATGATTATCTATTGATTGTAGCTACTCATCCTGCTAGGCGATGGTGGACTGTTGAAGACCCTACATTAGGTAAGGTTGAGTTTTTAAAAGAAGCCTCACACATTGATCCTATCATAGCCAAGACTGCCGAAATGTGGGAACGATACATACAACGTCCGCAATTAGATAGCGTAGCAACTTTACAACGGATAGGTTGGTTATCTGCGATCGTAGATAAACGAAAGTGGCGTAAACCGTTATTGATTTTTGGATTTGATCAGATGATCCCCGGTTACGATGACTTTGATAACATAAAATTTTCCAAAGGTAGTCTTACAGAAAATGTAGCCACTCCCGAAATACCCGGCGGTCATACCAACAATGCTTATAACAGTCTTATACAAGGTATAGATCCTAGATACAATCACCTATGTCTAAGAAATCACGATGTGCTATTAGACAAGGTCTACAATACTTTTGCCAATGATCTAGAATTAGATCTTACTACAGAGTTTGAGTTGGGGATATTAACAGCAGACTCATTAGAGAATCGCAATTTTATAGCCAAAGAACTTGACTCTGTAAAAGTAGAGCAGCGAAAATCTACAATAAAAACAAGGAACATACTGTCCATGTTCCAGATGAGTAAATTTGGATAGAAAGAAAAGCCCGTTTAAAACGGGCTTTTTTAATTACAGCTCAGGATCTTCTGGGGGCACAGGCATTGGTTTGCCTAATGAACTCATCATTGGTTGAGCTGGCGGACTGAAAGAGCTTGCAGCTCCAAACGGTCCTGCTGCCGGTGTTGCTCCCGGTGTTGACATCGCTGGTTTGCTAAAACTTAAATTAGCACCGCCAAAGTTAGCTGAAGCACTGAATCCGCCAGATGTTGGTGGTGTGCTAGGGCTAGGTGATACTGTTGGGGCTTTGTTAGCAGCTTCTAATGCTTTAGCTCTAAGATCTTTGTCATTACCAGCTAACATAATACCTGACAGGGTTCCTGTTAAGAATGTAGCGATCGGTATGATCAACTCAAAGAATTTTTGATCAATTGGAGATATAGCGTTTAGTGGTTGTGTAACGAAAATAATCGAATACAACACCACAAAAACGATTCCTGTTAATGTTAGTGCTAGGCAAATTCCAATAAAGAATTTAAGTCTAGCCATTAATTGCTCTTCGGTATAGATAAAGTGTTCTCCTGTGTCCTTATCTTCTTTTTTAAATTTTGTTAGAATTTCCATCATTTGCATCCTTTATCTTGAGGTACTGAAACCATCGGTTTCGTTGTTGGAGAAACTTCTCCATCTTTTGGAGGTCCTAATCTAGGATCTCTGCCACCTTTGAAGATGTGTTCTGGGCAAGTTCGTGTAACATCGCAAGTAGGCAACTTACACATCTCTTTATCCCAGTTTTTAGGGTCTTGACATGGATAGCGAAAACTATCACCACCAAATATAGCTAGACCCAAAGGAAGTGCTAACAGAATAACCACCCATTTAAACAATTTTAAATCAGCATTCATATCGCTCCTTCGCTCCTAATAATTACTGCACGTTTATTTAACAAAAAAGCCCAAAATTTCTTCTGGGCTTTTTGTTTTGATAATATGCTACTATTATTTTGCTAATGGATTATCTAAAGCTCGTTGTATCTTCATATCTATTTCTTTACGGATAGTCCTTAGGTCTTGATCAGTTTCGCGAGACAACTGCTTACCGTCACGCTCTACTTGTTCAACAACTTTTTCAAGTCTGCGGATATCTTGTTTTAGATCGTTCTTGATATCTTGCGTATACTGAACAGACTTTTCACTATTCTGCATAGTGATTTCCATCTTCTTATTCAGTTCGCTGAGATCCGGAGCAACATATTCTGCGATACGTTTTTTCATACTCTGATAATCTTTATATACTTCAAAGGCACCGTATAATCCACCCAATGTAGATGACACAATAGTAGCAGCTACCATTAACTTAGCAGGAGTAAATTCGTATCCACCAATGCTGATAACAGTATCTTTACTGGCATACTTTTTTGCTGCTGCTTCAAGGTCGTCGACCTTTTTGTTTACATCTTTAATTTCTTCTCCCATCTCCCTCCTCCTTAGTTAGACAATGGGTTGTCTAACGCTTTTTTAATTTTATCGTCAACTTCTCTTCTAATAGCACGTAGTTCGTTTTGTGTTTCTTTCTGGTTACGTGTCATTTCTTGATTGACTTCTTTAATAGTTTGATCACTATACCTTCTAACTTCTTTAAGAGTTCCGTCAACATCTTTTCTCAGCTCCTTGGTTGTAGTGTCTACTTCTCGTTTAATATCTTTAACAGTATTATCGGTGTCCCTAATAGCACTGCCGCTTTTTCTTTCAAGATTTTCAACTACACCTTCTACTCTTCTAATATCATTTTTAAGATCGTTTTTAATGTCTTGGGTGTATTCAACCATCTTGCCTGTGTTAGCATCTAAGACTTCCATCTTTTTATAAATCTCAGTTAAGTCTGGTGTGACATAATTTGCGATCTTGTCTTTCATATCCATGTAATCTTTATAAACTTCAAAAGAACCATAAAGGCCACCAAGAACAGATGATATGATACCGCCGGCGATCATCAATTTAGCAGGTGTAAAAGCATAACCGCCTATACTAATAACAGTATTATCGCTGAGATACTTTTCTTTAGCTGCTTCTAACTCGTCAACTTTTTTGTCTAGATCTTTTTCTTCGGACATTTTAATAACCCCTTTATTGTTGTCCACGATTCAGTTGATTGGCCAACTGTCTCATTTTAATAAGTTCTGACGCTGTTGGCCCAGAACTTTTTTGGCTTTCACTTTGTGTAACTGTTATATTTTTAGATTCTTTATAATACCAAACGTATATAGAAACTAAAAGTAATACTTCTAATAGATAAAATATCATAAAAGATTCAAACAACAGCGACATTTCCATTATTGCCCCCTATTATATTGTTGATCAATCATTTCAGTGTGGAGCCTATCTGACCCACTTAACAATCTGCGTGATGACGGTGTGTCTATGTTTCGTTGACCACGATAAATTTCAAATGGTCTGTAACCTACAGCGTCAGGCATTATAGCACGATTATAAACATCGAATCCCGGTGTAAATCCCATTGCCTGTAATACTACATTTTGTACAGCAATCTGTTGTTCCATTGATACAGAATCTCCCATTTTGCCTGCTAGTTGTTTTCCTTCCTCAACAGCTTTGGCTTTGGCGGCAGCTTCACGTTTTTCTTGTATCTCTTGTCTAGCAGTTTTAGGTCTGTCTTTATCACCACCGTCTGATGGGCCGGAAGATTTAGCCATAGGTCCTTGACCGCCTGATGATGTTTCAGCCTTTTGTTCGTCTTTTTTCTTTTCTTCTTTAGCAGCGGCAGCGGCCATAGGGGCTGCTGGACCAGCTGAAGGATTAGATCCCTGTGACGGGGGAGCTGGAGCCGGAGCTAGTTTTACCGCTGCGGTTGTGTCGCTAGGTGAAGCAGATGTTGATTGTCTATCTACCACACTGTCTACATTACTATCGCCAGTTTTAGAAACTGTAGCTTCTACTTTACCTGAAGAACTAACAGATAAAGATGGTTCTGATGTGGAAGATGTTGAAAATCCACCACCTCCAGTTGATGTAGATTTAGTTGTGCTATATCCTGGGCACATAGTATTACTCTGTGGATTAGATCCGCAGGAAGCAAGAGTAGTGGTATAGTTAGGGCAATAAGAATAAGTCAATTGGTTATTAGAACATGTATTGGAAGCTGTAGTATATCCTGAGCACAGAGTATTGCTTAATGGATTTACAGAACATTGTGTTGTTGCTGTTTGATATCCAGAACAGCTTGTTGAGTATAAAGGATTAGCTGTACATTGTTGATTTAGATAAGCAGTTTCATATCCTGGGCATTGTGTAGCATATAAAGGATTAGCTGTACATTGTTGATTTAGATAAGCAGCAGCATACCCAGGACAAGCAGGATTATATAATTGATTTGCTGTACATTGTTGTGTAAAAAACGCTTGAGCATATCCAGGACAACTTGAGTCATATAAAGGATTAGCTGTACATTGCTGTGTAAAATAAGCAGCAGCATATCCAGGGCATGAAGGAGAATACAAAGGATTTGATATGCAAACATCAGGAGTATATACCGCATTACTGTACATGTTTGTTATACTAGCATTACCGCTAGTCCATGGGGCCATGGCAAACCCGCCCAACGTTGACATTGGCAAAGAGGAACCAAATCTAAATTGTTTGCTAAATGTTCCAGAAGTTCCATTGTCACCACCATTATGTGTGTTGGATTCACTGAAGATTGTAGCATTATTACTATCTGTGATAACTGTTGAAACACCGGCATCGGAATAGTTAAAACCTGTTAAGCAAAGACCAAATAAATCCCACACAGCACATTGTCTTCCAGCAACATTATAATTGTAACCGTAATCAAACCCATGAATAGTAGCACCTGCTCCTGCTAAGGCCAATGCTTGATTGATAGCATATGCCTGTACACCAGTTGTACCAGACAGTAGATTACCGCTGGTTATTACTGTGTTAAATCCGGGACATGATGGAGAATATGCTGGATTAGCGGCACAGGGATCAACACCATAATTAGCAGTCAAACTGATATTACTTACTCTTGGTCCATAATATCCTGCCCAGAATCCATTATCTACTGATTGAAAATTTAATTGTATCCCATAAAGACTAGCCAATGGATAGTGTTGTGAAAAATTCTCCGTACCCGAGTACGTTTGATTTGTCACAGCATTGTTATAAGAATAATTAAATCCTTCTAGATAATTTCCAGAAGAACTATAAAGCCCAACACTGGCATTAAGAGGATCAACGCCATTTTGAGTTGCAGTAGTAATAGTCCACGAATAATTAAATCCACGAACATTTATACCTGTTCCTGACAGTGCTTGATTTAACGCAACTAGTTGGGCAACATTATAGTTGCCATAAGAAAAGTTTATTGAGTTATTACTTGTATCATAAAGTGGTTGCGGCCCACCAGTACAACAATCTCCTGGATGGACTCCGTAGGTTACACCTGCCCAATGATTTGGTTGAATTAAATTAGGTGTAGTTTGAACAGTCTGTGCGGCAGCTATCGACCCGACGATCGACATGACTACTGCCGCTGCAAACTTTATTAGTTGTTTCATTTACCACAGACTCTCGCTCTTACAACAGGATCATCACCAGTATAAGCATCACACTTCCCCACGTTGTTACTTTTGGATACCTCCTTACCAGCCGCATCTTTGGGCTGAGAATCTTTAGGTGGTTCCCTTAAATCTACTGTAGGTGCTTTGGTAGCATAATAACCAACATTTTCTTTCTTTTGGTTATCAATGACACCACGTGCTTGCCATTCTGATTTTGCTTGCTCGCCGATCTTACCATCAATAGGACAAGGTGTTCCAGCAGCCAACATAGCTGCGAACACTCGTTCATCTTGACATAAAGAAGCTACAGCAGCTACCTTCATGCCCATGTCATATAAGTTCTTTGAAAGTTTGATTCTTTCGCAATTCATATCTCTCATCGTACCACCCATGGAGATACCAAGAATCTGCGTTTGGACTGCTCCACTCGCTGCTACGGCACATACATCATTATTAATGGTAGTAATTGCTGGTGCTACTGCTGTAGGTGGTGGAGATTTTATTGTTGTTGTAGAATTTGAATCTACGGTACTTCTTGATGTAGAATCAGTTACGATAGGATCTGCTGCTGATACTGATCCAACCATCGCAAATAACGCCACGGTTATTAATACTTTTTTCATTTTATTCGCTCCCGGTAACCCGTAATATTATTTACTAACTAACATAGAAAAATTAACCAGGTAGTTAATAAGTTACGGTAAATAACATACTATGAGATTTTTTGAATTTAACCAATCATTACAAGAAGGTGGAGCATCGGGCGGTAGGCGTTATAACAGTGAAATTGCTGTTTTATGTGCTTTAGCAGATGTTGACATCTCTTCGTTTGATCCATCCAATCCTGAACAGACTATACCCGAATCGGTATTGGCTAATCCTAAGGCAGCATACAACGATATTAAAAAACTATTAGTTCCTAACTATGATCAAGCACTGTTCCAAGGCTGGTATAATAAGACTAATGGATATAAAGATATCATCAATAGCAAATTAGCTGAGAAAGAAACTCAATTAGGTCAGTTTTCATGGGCAGGCGGTAAAAACAAAGCCGATAATGCTGCTGACGTAGGATTTGAAGGTTCTAAGGTTGCTGGTATGAGTATCAAGGCCGAAGGCGGCATTACGTTAGCTAATTTAACACCTAAGGCACTGGGATTAACTCCTGAAAAAGGCAATGATATTTTTTATCAATATGCCCAGCAAGAATTCAAAGATATGAAGACTAATATCTTTAACGATGTTTTGGAACAGGCCAAAGCACAACCGGGACAAGTTATAGCACCGCTTACAGACAAATATACTATTGTCTATGACGATACAACAGACAAATATACCTGTACAGGCAAAAAAACATTAACTGCCGATGCTCAGACTATTTTAAATTCTGTTGCTAAAAATAGTCCATGGCAACGAGTATTTGGTGATTGGTTCCAAGCTAATTGGAAACAAAAGAAATCTTACGCAACACCGTTGTTCACTAAGATTGCTAGAGAATTTGAAGTTACTATCGAACAACACTTACAAAAAAGTGCTAGCTTGGTTAACATGTTAAGGTTTGCAGATAAACCATATTTTTATCTCAGCACTTCTGGATTATATTTTGTACCTACAATTAACGAAGTTCAAGATCTTCAGCTACAGGGTTTGAAATATGGAGAGCCCGACGGAACTAGTCAATTATTTGTAGCTCAGTTAGGAAGACCAGACAGTCAGGGATTCGCTGAACTAGATATCTATGTGAGATATGCCAACGGCATGTTTGAGTCAAATCCTACAGTACGTGTACAAACACTAAGAAATCCTCAATATATCAGCTGGGAAAAATTAGCGTAATTCGGGGAATAAACAGTCTTGTATAAAGACTTTGACATCCTCTTCATCTAGACCAAGACTGGTCATTACTCTAGGCGTGTGTGGATTTTGTTTTTGATTTTGAGCATAAAAATTTTGTTCAAAAGTAGTATCAGCTGTCATGTTATTAGTTTCACCCACAGTTTCTAAGTAATGGTTTATCATAACATGTGCTAGATTAGAAATTTGACTTAGTTCATCTTCTGCTTGTACATTGCCCGCAGCTACCATATGTGGACTAAAAATACGTTGTGCCCAGTCTGGTAGTTCACGCTTACGTATCCACTCATATCTAGACACTTCTTCAGCAAAGTATTCTATCATCGGATGTTCACGATCTGTAGTAGGACTATAGTCTAAGAAACACCCTGTAATTTTGTTCTTACCTGCGATTACATCAAATCCAAATATGGGTGCCGGGTTATGGATATGAGGAAATACACAACAGTGCATCATCCAGAGGCCCTTTGTGGATCGGGCATCGACTACATCGATATGAGCTCTACGATAATTGCCACTAGTCCATACCCTGTTTACCCAACCCGGCTGATTGAATCTACTCATACCCGGCTCTTGAGTTTCAATTCCGGTTTCTTCGAATTGTTTTTCTAGCTGATGTTGGATTTCAATCAGCGTGTTCCAAACTAGACTCATTAAGTTCCTTCATAATAGCAATAGCATGATCAAATGCGATATTAGCTTCATCGCCTAGGTCATCCGTGAGTTTGGCTCGTATCTTACCTATTAATTCTTCTTTATTTCTAAATTGATAAAACTTACCGCTGCCAGGCACTTTTTTAGCAATCATCTGACCGCCATATAGATCGCCCATATGTCGTACATATAGATGAGCCATTAGTAAGTGGTGTTTGGTTTCATCTTCTGCGAGGGTAGCAAGGTATTCGGAATAGGCACTAGTAGCTTCTAGTATCTTTATACCAGTTAGGGGAATGTCTAGTTCTTTTAGATCTTCAAAAATATATAAAGCACGACCTAGTCCGGGTAAATCTTTTAGTAGTTCTGCTTTTACACAATAATATTCTAATTTGCCGTAGACTTCTAACATCTGGGCTAGATAGAGCCCGTACATTTCTTTGCTGATTTTTCCGCTCAACAAAAGTTTAGCAAATTCTGTGCGTTCTGCGTCCTGGTGCTTTTCTTTAGTAAGTTCTTTAAGACTCATTTAGTACTCCTGAAATATATACGCAGATATTTATTGATCTGCGTATACCAGGAAAAATTATTCTTCCTCTACGCGAATCTGTAAAGGAAAACCGTGCTCTTGAGCTAGCCGACTTGATTCAACACCTTTGTTTTCTGCTATTTCGTATGTATAGACACCTACTACAGCAGCACCAGTTTCGTGTATCTCTAATGTGATGTCTCTTGATCTAGCTTCATCGTGTTTGAACACACCCATCAACAATTCTATAACAAATTCCATAGGAGTATGGTCATCGTTTAAGAACACCACTTTCCACATTTTTGGTGGTTGAAGTTCTATTTTAATTTTGTCTTCTATTTGGATATCTGTATCAGCCATTTTATTGCTCCGTTTAGGGGGAGTTTCCTCCCCCGGATTACATACTATTACTTAACCTCAACCACTTCAATCTGGCGTGGTAATAGAGCCTCTGGAACTTTGCGTTCGATCTGGATTGATAGTAGACCGTTTTTAATTTCAGCCTTAATTACTTCCATATGTTCCGCAAGTGTAAATCTACGCTCGAAATCTCGGAAACCAAGTCCACGATGTAGATATTCTGGAGCATGAGATTCTGCTACTGTTTTTTGTCCACGGATTGTTAGTTGTCCACCTTCAATTTCTACGTTGACTTCGTTTTTTTCAAAACCGGCTACAGCAATAACAATATCATAGAGATTTTCTGAAACTTTCTCAATATTGTATGGCGGATAGTTATTGGTTAATTGATTAGCGAATCGTGTTTCAAAAGTATCAAACAACTGATCAAACCCAATTAGAGCTCTGTTAAGAGCATTAGTATCAAAACGTGTTAAATTACCATTCATTTTATTTTCTCCTTTTTAAGCAAGAATGATTTAGGGCCTCACCTGAGCACCCTTGAGTTTAAGTAGTTTGCTTAAACTCCGCATCGACCACATCGTCTTTGCTGTCCTCGGTATTTTGAGATTGCTTAGACTCTGCGATCTTTTGACTGGCAGCAATTAAGTCGCTGGTCTTTTGAGTGATAGCGTCTTTGTCTGTGCCAGTCAATTCTTTCTGAAGTTCAGCAATAGCGTCCTCAACTGCTTTCTTATCTGATTCTGCTAGAGTAACTTCTTTCATGTCATTTTCAACAGTATTAATTAATGCTTCGGCATTATTCTTGGCATCAATTAATTCACGTGCTTTTTTATCAGCTTCAGCATTGGCTTCAGCATCTTGGATCATCTGATCAATTTGATCCTTGCTTAGACCAGAATCTGATTTGATAGTGATCTTATTTTCTTTACCTGTGCCTTTATCCTTAGCCGATATATTCATAATGCCGTTAGCATCAATATCAAAGGCTACTTCAATTTGGGGTGTACCTCTGCGAGCAGGAGCAATGCCTTCTAGGTTAAATTCACCTAGCAATTTATTATATTGGAATAGCTCACGTTCGCCTTGTCCAACTTTGATAGTAACAGCAGGTTGGTTATCTTCAGCAGTTGAAAACACCTGTGATGCTTTAGTCGGAATCGTTGTGTTCTTTTGTACAAGTTTAGTAAACACTCCGCCCATAGTTTCAATACCTAGGCTTAACGGAGTAACATCTAACAACAACACATCGTTGCGATCACCTGCTAGAACAGCACCTTGGATAGCCGCACCAACTGCTACTGCTTCGTCTGGATTAACATCACGTCTTGGTGCTTTGCCGAACAACTTTTCAACTTCTTCTTGTACCTTAGGCATACGTGTTTGACCACCAACTAAGATAACTTCGTCGATGTCTGAAGCACTTACGCCGGCATCTTTCATAGCCACTCGACAAGGTGCCAATGAACGATTGATAAGATCTTCTACTAGACTTTCTAGTTTAGCACGAGTGAGTTTAACGATTAGATGTTTAGGACCCGAAGCATCGGCGGTGATATATGGCAAGTTGACTTCTGTTTGTGAACTATTGGACAACTCAATTTTGGCTTTTTCAGCTGCGTCTTTTAGACGTTGTAGAGCCAGCATGTCCTTAGTCAAATCAAAGCCTTGTTCTTTCTTAAACTCATCAACCAAATAATCCATAATGCGTTGGTCAAAGTCTTCACCACCTAAGAATGTATCACCATTGGTACTTAGAACTTCAATTTGCTTGTCGCCGTCTACATTCGCGATCTCAATGATCGATACATCGAAAGTACCGCCACCAAGATCGTAAACAGCAATTTTCCTGTCAGCTTTATCAGCTTTATCAACGCCATAAGCAAGAGCTGCCGCAGTAGGCTCGTTAATAATACGCAGTACTTCCAAGCCTGCGATTTTTCCAGCATCCTTAGTTGCCTGTCTTTGGCTGTCGTTAAAGTACGCAGGAACTGTGATAACGGCTTGTGTAACTTCATGACCTAGATAGTCCTCCGCTGTTTTTTTCATTTTACGCAGAACTTCAGCACTGACCTGTGGTGGGGCAAGTTCTTTGTCTTGTGCCTTAATCCAAGCATCGCCATTGCTGGCTTCCATGATTTCGTATGGCATCAAGTCGATGTCTTTTTGTACTTCTTTTTCTTTAAATTTACGACCAATTAAACGCTTTGAAGCATAAATGGTGTTTTTTGGATTAGTTACTGCTTGGCGTTTTGCCGAAGCACCAACTAGTACTTCATTTTCAGTATAGGCAACAATACTAGGTGTAGTACGGGCACCTTCTGAATTTTCAATAACTTTGGAATTTCCTGACTCGATGATAGCCACGCATGAATTGGTGGTTCCGAGGTCAATACCGATGACTTTGCTCATAATGTTATCTCCTTTAATTAAGCAAGATTTAATTTTGGGCTACTGCCCGTTTGTAGAACCCGAAGCGTCCTACAAAATTATTTATCTTTGATTTGCTAGCGGTCTAATTAAAACACCATCTATGCTACTAGATGATCTTAATTTTTTGTATACATTTTGGACACCTACTGCTTGATTCCAAGCATCTTCTAAAGCATGATGTTTTAGTACGGGCGGACGCTTAGGGTCAACTCCAATGTCAAACAGTGTGCGGGTATCGCGAACTTCCCAAAATTGCCATGGAATTGCCTTGCCAATTTTACGGAATAAATGCTCGCAAATGATAATGTCAAAGCCAGCACCGTGACTCCATACACGCTTTGCTCCCCAACAGAATTTGTACAGTTGATTCATAGCATCTATAATATCAATTCTGTTGTCGGGACTAAATGCTTCTTCTTGTGCTTCTTTGCTTTGACTTGCCCACCAATCAAGTGTAGATTGTGATACAGTACAATCTAACTTATCACAACTGTCAATGTCAACTTTAACATAGAATTTTTCCATATTAGGTTCAGCTATTTCTTCCCCAAACGGATCAAATTTCACTGCTCCGATAGTTAAAATAGTAGCCGTTGGTAAAATATCCAACGTCTCTAAGTCTATCATAATATCTGTTTTCATTAATCTCTTTCTATGTATAATATATTACTATTATAACATCTGGGATTTAAAATGTCAATACAGTTTTGGTGGTAACTGTTGATCTTTAAGTCTTTTTTTCCAACGTGCTTTGGCAGCAGACTTTTTGCGTTTGCGTTCTGTAGTAGGTTTTTCGTAGAACTCTTTAGCCCTCAAAGTTTCTAGCAGTTTAGAATCGCTTATTTTATTCTTAAATTTTTTGAGAGCACGTTCAATGTGTTCTCCTTCTTTAACATAAACTGTAACACCTTTACAGATTCGGTTATCGTATTGATTTTTCATAGGTTGTTATTGTGTTCTCCAAAAGTTGATAACATTGATCTACATCTAAAATACTGTTGTTATTAATTATGCCTAGGTCACGCAGGTGGCCAAAATAATAACTATTTAATTGGGCACTAAAATAGCCAACTAATTCTCCTGGTAGGTTTTCTACATCAAAAATAATTAAATGACTTTTATTCTTTTTATCCATCAGCCATGAAATATCGTTACCTGCTGCCCACATGTATAAAACGGTATTAGGTATGGAAGGCAGTTGTGTTAGGGCTGTTGATATTAGATTAGTTTTATCATGAGATATTCCCACTAATAATATTCTAAGTCCGTCTATGTTTATATCATCAGGGGGAGTTACTAGCAGTAATTTATTACCTATCATATTTTCTTGAGTATTTCGGTTATGGTTTCAAGATCTAATGTTTCTAAGTCTTCTGGATTTATCAATCTTGATCTTAACTGGATGATAAGATTAATGATACGTTGATATTCAGCATCCTCAACTTCTGGAAATTCATAAGTGTCGATAATTTCGTTGGAAAGGTATGTGTAAAGTTCGTTGATAAGATCAAATCGATGATCTTCGTGTTTGACGTTTTTAAAACTTTTCCAAATAGTAGATTCATTCTGTTCAGAATTTTGTCTGTATCCTACTTGAGTGGTTTCTGTATCTGTGTTGAGCCCATCTTCTCTAGATAGGTCATATCCTTTTTTTTTAGATCGCTGAGTTTTAGAGATTCGCTTGGCTCTATAACCTCTGTGAGATCAGGTTTAAATCTTTCTTCTTGTTGGACTATAGCATTGTAACTATCTGCTATAATTTCTGGAGAAAGAGAATCTGTAACATAATAAGGCTCTTTCATCCACGGTAATTCTGTAATAGTCCCGTGATCAAACATTCGTCTTTGACGCTTTAGACTATCATGTGGATGTTCGGCCTTCCAAGCGGTCATCGCTTCTTTTTCTAAGCGATCAGCACCGTCGATCATTTCTTCGTCTTCTTTGTCTTGTTCTTCCTGAGCGGCACGTTCTGCTTCTTCGATCATCTTGTTCCAATCTTCTAGAGCAGATTTTTCTTCGTCTTTGGTCTCTTCTTTAGACGAGCCTAATGTAAACCCTTTAACTGAGTTTAAAATATTTGATAATCTTAATTTTGTTTCATTAGGTTGATCATCTGAAACTTCATTGGCCAGGATCGCCGCATCTGGGTCTGGGTTTCTTAATGGAAACGGCCAGAACTTGCTGGCTAAGTGTGTGTCAGAGGGTTCATTTATTGTTTCATCTTTTGCTTCATCGGGCTCTGGCTTCTTGATTCCCCTAACCCATTGGTAGGTCATTTGACTACCTAACAACAATAAAACTGCTAATGGATCAAATACAAACACAATAATCATAATCACCCAAGTGACTGCTTTTTCAAGAAGATTAGCATCTGGGTTATCGCCGTATATTAGTTTAGCGATATATTTTATTGGGCCAACTTCTGCTTCAACCTTACGAACCTCGGCAGCAATTGGTGCTCTTTCTTCGCTAAGGGCGGCAATAGTTTTCTGTTCGGCCGCAATCTCAGATTGAAGGCGGACACGTTCTTTTTGCTGTGCTCTTCGGATCGCAACAGCTTTATCGGCACCCTTTTCATCTTGGCTTCGACCCATAACTTGGTCCACAGCCTCATCCATCTGTTTAATCGCCTTCCGGTTCGCATCTATATTTTCCTTGCTGGTCTTAATCTTTTCATCATAGATAGCAATCTTACTTTGAACATCACCACTGACAATGTTTTGGTCTAAGTGTGCTTTACTTAGGAATCCAAAAATACCCATAGATGTGATCAACATTAAAACGACCACTGCTATAGACATATAGATTTTCATAAACCTAGGGATTGTTTCCCAATAGGCTTTTAACCAACTGGCAGCTACCAATTTAGCAACTTCTAAGGTAGTGCCCATTATAACCACAGGCCAAAAAGCTGCGGCAAATATAGAAGTTAACCCTATAACGCTGTAATAGATAGCTACAGCGGATAAGGTTACACCTGTTAAAAATAGTAATAGGGCAAATGTCATAGAGTAATATTTATTCTATATTGTACCACGACCAATAATTATTCCAGTAGGTATGACAAGCGGCATGAGTCTGTGCTACCCTTTGATCAAAGGCAAATACCACTGTTCTTACATGTTTACAATAGCCCCCAGCTTTGGGTTCTAGTTGTAGAACTTGGCTGTAACCGTGAGCACCGCCGTTAGACCATTTAACTTTTTCATTAACTTCGGCGTATACCATGGCATGCCACTGTGCCATGGAATAGTGTTCCATCTGTTCATCAGTAAAAGTTTTGAACCAACCAAGACTAATAGTAGGAGCTATTCTTAATGTATCTCTGTAAAGAAGTTTTGGAGAATCACTTAATTGCTGTGCTGAACAGAATATTGGAATCACCATTAGGATCTTTACAAACAATAACCGTACGGGGTACATAATTTTTTGGTCCTTTCTGCATATACATTTCTGTGTAACCGCAATTCTTAGCCAATCCGGCTCTAACATCTACTAGTTTTCCTACTACATCATCACTACATGTAGTGACACTTTCGCTAGAAACTTCTTTGCCGTCTTTGACTGTGATCCTTTTATTATTGAAACAGTATTGGTGACCAGTATCAGCAATTTTAGGATTAGAACCACACCCTGTCAAAGCAATTACAATAAACAGCAAAGCAACGACTATCCAAAGATAGTTTTTTACTTTGTAATTGTTCATTACTGTGCCTTTGCGGTTTTAGATTCTGCGATTAGTTGTTCAAAAACACTTTTCTTCATTTCAAGACGCACATAGGTATAGTGACGTCCATTCATAGTAAAGTGACCTTTTTCCGTTTTTACATGTTTACGGATTGATGTATTATCCACTTTGTAAGAAATCAAAGTGCGTGTTGCCTTTTTGTCATCTTTGATATCAATGACAGTTTCAGAGTTAACTATGCCATTGATACGTTTGGCAAAGTTATTCATCGCTATGGCATCCATTTGCTCTTCGGCGGCTTGAGCGAAAAGAGATTCGCCAGCACCACAAGCATATACCATATCTTCTTTCCACCAGAACCAACCTTTAACACCTTCTTGGGCACAGTCCTGATACCACGATGGTTGTGCGTATGTTTTACGATCTGGAATGTCTTTCATAGACGAACAGCCAGTGATAGCTGCTGCCAAAATGCCTACTGCGATTGCCTTTTTCATATGTGCCTTTCTGTGTGTGTGAATTATTACAGTATTAATTATAGCACCGTAGCCAACCAATGTCAACTACGGTGATAACCAATTTATTTGAAAAAGATCAATGCCATCATTGCGGCCTGGACGATAAATCCAAAACCTATAGTTACCAACAGCAAAATATCTTTTTGGACTGCAGCACGGATAAACATCAACGATAAACCGGTCCAAACAAGCAGTACCAAATCGACCCCAGGCAGACGATCTGTTAGTCCTGCCATCACTGCTAATAGGCTAGGCAGTGTTGAAGCATGGAGAACTAATACAGCTAACCAACCCAATGCTTCTGCTGAGATATGACTTAATTTTTCGTTGAAAAAACTTTTAACTGATTCGAGATTAAATTTCCAATCTTTGTTTTCTAACATGATTATATCCGAGACCTTTCTCTATAAAAAATATGATTACCAATTGATCCAATTTTATCTAAATTCCATTTTGGATTCACATAGTTAGCATGATAATACAACGCATCTTTAAGAACGCTTAACCGGAAGTCTTCCAAAAGAACCTTTTTAGCTACTTCATAGCTTTCTTTATAAGCAACTGGATTAACAGGACGTGTTTTATGCCCTGACTCGCAGTACCATGAGAATTGGCACACGACTTTGTCCATGATCACACTCTTTTGGTAAATCACACCGCAAACGTCTTTGGGGAAACTTGGGTGTTTGACTCTGTTAAGGGTCACTTGTGCTACAGCTACTTTACCTTCAAAATTTTCGTAGCCAGCTTCTCTATAGATGTTCATCGCTAAACAATCTAATTGGCGTTCACGTGTTTTGATTGAAATCACATCTTGGCTGTAATAACCATTCTGTGCTTTAAGGGTTGTAAATTTACTAGTGGTTATCATCTGAACTAGATAAACAACCGCAATAAATCCCGCCACATAGGCGATTAGTCTTAATGACTTTTCCATATTGTATCTCCTTTCATTTGGTGTAATACGAACTTCATATTACATTACATTAAGGGAGTAAACTTCACGAGGCTCATTGAAAGAACCCTGGGTTCGTGTAGTTGTCTCCATTGGACGCATGATCTCATAACTCATGTGCCTTTGGAGCCTTGACCGCCCGAATCTCACGGGTTTCTCATAGGCCAAGACTCGCGGATCCTTTTCTGCTTTTGACATACTTTGGACCTACTATCTCAGTTTCTTTGCGAAACGTTTAATATATAGCATACTTTCTCTATTATAGCACAAAAATTGGTAATTATCGACGTTTTTTGGCAATTTTTTTTGAGTATTCCATCAAAACATCATCACCATACGTACTTTTGGCATTGTTGACCCAATGAGTAACCAATCTCACATTGCCTTTAATATAACCTTTGGTGTTATCTATCCTATCAATGCTTAATCGATTTGGATTTTTACACTCTCTAGTACCTGATTGGAATTCCATCTCTACGCCACTGATAGCACATTTTCCTTTTTGTTCCCAATAAAGAGCTACAAGATATTCACGATCTAAGTTATGATTGAAGCCGTGCTTGAGTGCTCGCTTTCTACTGTCTGAAATAATATTAACAGACATCCACGGCCCTGGATCATTATAAGCATTTGTCAAAGCACGATGCCTATATCGTTCTCTATTATCCATATCTATTGGTTCTCCGTATTTTTCAAAAAATGTCATATTACCTCCTCATTGTAGCAATATCAATTGCTTCTTCGTCGGAAAAAATTGGCACAGCATTGGACTTATGCATAGTACCAATGCCTTTGATCATAGTGCCAGTATATACTTTATTTGGAGACTTAAGGCAAGGTGCCATATTGGTAGGGTCCAAACTAGGTATATGCGGAGTCTCTCGACGATATGCTTCTTCGCGAGGTTTATATGTTTCGGATTTGGATTTCTTTTTTGGAGATGAAGTAATGTTATGTCGTTTTAAAAGGTCTTGCCAAGCCTCTGCTTGCTCACGAGCCTTTCTAGCATGTTCTGCCGAAGCAAACTTCTTTTTGCCTTTTTTCTTGCCCGTAGTTGACAGCCACGGACCTTCTAAATGCATACTCAAAATAAATCTCCAAAAGTATTAACAGTACATAGTATACTATTTCTCCCGGAGATTGTCAATCACTTAGTTTGAGCAGCTAACTCTTTGTAACCTGCCCAACTTGGATGGACGCCGTCTTTTTGTAGTCGTGTTATTGGCAAAACTACATCGCCAAATTCAGCCGCTACCTTTATAACAATTTCTTGAATATTGGGTTTGATAGCTGGCAAAATCCAATAAACACGATCTGCTTTAGTAAGTGTTCTAATGGTTCGTATTTCACTTTCCGTTTTTACATATTTGTGATCGTTTGATCCCAAACTGATAATAACAGTTTTGGCAACGTAAGGACTTTTACCTACGTTTGAGTTCAACCATTGGTAACTGTTGATGCCGCCTTTGGAATATGAAACACATTCTTGTCGCACCTGGGCTGTGCCTACAGCAATACTGTCACCCATAATTAAACAATCTAACATTATTCCTCCGAAAATTTCAATCATAGATATAGTATATTACCTTTTGAAATTTAAGTCAAGAGAAAGCCCACCGAAGTGGGCTAGGTCTTTATTATCGATTCATCACGTACATAGTGATTTCGAATCCGTAACGCATTTCAACTGCTTCTGGTGTTGTCCACATAATCGTACTCCTTTTAATAAAAACATACTGCACTAGTATGTATCGTTATTATATGACAGAATCACCATAAAACACATAGTGAATATCATTAAAAGAAGTTAGCGATTTTAGCTATTCAACACTTTGGCTACTGAGTTCATAACACTGGCAATGCGACCAATGTCACGAAGCTGTTCAACTGTGTAGCCTTCTTGCTTGAGTGTTTCGTAATGTGCTTTCACACAGAAGTGACACTTGCCAACAATACTAGCGGCTAAACTGAATGCTTCAAAGTTTGACTTGGTAGTTCCGCCATGGCTAGCAATGGCGTTCATACGTAGACCTGCCGGCAATCCCTTTAGTGCTGGATCGTCAGCCATCTCAACAAATGGGTACCACACATTGTTCTGTGCCATAATGCTTGCGGCTGTCATTGCTGAGTCTGCGTGAACCGGAGCATCAGCTAGTAATACAGCCAGTACCTTTCCGTTACCAGTTGCGGCTAATGCGGCTACGGCACAACCCATGGCCACATCAGCATCCAATGTACTACGCAAAAGAACAGCATCAAGATTTAACTTAGTGTCCTTTGCGTAGTCTGGCAACGCTTCTTTGATGGCGTCAATGAATGCCATTATAGAGTCTCTCCGCCTACTGTACGGTTACAAGCACATAGTTCGCCAGTTTGAAGTGCGTCTAACACACGCAGAGTTTCTTCTGGTGAGCGACCGACGTTCAAGTTGTTGACAGTCACGTGTTGGATAACGTTCTCTGGGTCAATGATGAATGTAGCACGTAATGCCGCACCCGCCGGAGCATAGAATATACCAAGCTGGTTAATTAGGCTTAGGTCTTCCATAGTGTCATTATTCCAACGCTGTGTATCAGCGAATTGAAAGTGTTTGATATTTTTTAAATCAGGGTGGGCATTTTGCCAGCTGACTTTACAAAACTCGTTGTCTGTGCTACCTGTAAGTAGAACAGCATCGCGGTCTTCAAAATCCTTAGACAATTTGTCGTAGGCAACGATTTCTGTTGGGCACACAAATGTAAAATCTTTTGGATAGTAAACAACTACTTTCCATTTACCTTCAAAAGATTTTTCTGTGATGTCAAAAAAAGCATCACTGGGCTGACCAGGTTTAACACCTGTTACTGCAAATTTTTCTAGTTTATCGCCAACTGTTTTCATATCTTCTCCTTAGTGTGTGTTTTGAAAACTTAACAACCTATGTTGTATGTGTAAATTATATATCCTATTAGAATACAAAATCAATAGATTTTTCCTAAATATTTTTTAATGATGCTTATAGGAAATTTCAATACTGAGTGTTTGTATAGGACAAGTATATAACAAATATATTGGATCAGTGAAGGGAATGTGGGTTATAAATATTTCATGAAGATAGAAATACTTTTTGAAAATTCAAATTTAGTTACGGTAGAGTTGTTTGATAATCCCGGCATACGAAAATGGTTTGAATTTTCAAAAACTTTAGATTACAAATTTAAAAAATCATTCTTAAGAAGATCTGGACTGATTGGTAATAACAAGAATCCTGCCGAATGGGAAAATGTCCTACAGGCATTTGAAAATTTAAAAGCTATTGAATATAAAATACCGTTTGAAATTTCTCCCAATTTTAACTATGATCAAAAGGTCTTAAATCAAATACACAGATTTTTCACTTATAACTGTATGTGGTGGGAATTTCGTAATCATCAACCTAATCCATTTGATCCCAATTTTCATCCGCCGCCGTTTATTAAAAAATTTAAAGATTGGTTAGCATTAATTGATCCTATAAACGATGCTGTACATAAGTTAGAAAATGTTGTACACCCAAATAAAAATAAATTCCTGTTCGATATATTGCCTTTGGAATTTTTAGATTTTGAAACAGACGCAAGTTCTTTAAATTTCCTAGAATTTACCAAAGAAGAACAACAACAAAATTTTAACTTTATGCAGACTGAAGGTCCAGTTGCTATATTAAATCAATCTATATTAGGTAAAAGTTTTTTACAATCATTTTTTGACAATGATTACCCAAGAGAGCTTGACTGTACAGGACGGTTAGGTTCATTTGGGGGGTTTTGTATCGATGTTAACGAAAATAGAAAAAAAATTTATCAGCACCCTGAGTTTATCAAATGGTTAAAAACTTATAATATTGATCCGAAGACTGTGCCCTACGAATTTGCCATTGGACAAGTTAAGTTTAGTGGCCCGGTGTCGAACAACAGATTTGTAGCAATAAAATTTATAGAATAAAAAACCCGCCGAAGCGGGTTCTGAGTTTCTGTTACGAGGTATGTCTTACCCTAAGCAGTGTTTAGGCTGCTAATGCGAACTGTTCGTCGTTTGCGTTTACGTTGTTTTGCTTTTTACGTCTACTCCTGACGTGCTGTCCACTCTGTTACTCTTTGCCCTGTCGAAACCAATGTCAGGCCCATCATAAAAGAACTAGAGCAAATACTACAAGAACAACAACTACGCCTATTCCTACGTTAGTTAGATCGTCATTCATGCTAATCTCCTTTATGGTGGACCTGGCGGGGGTCGAACCCGCGTCCAGAACACTTTTCTCTTTGCTTCATACAGCAATAACTTATATTTAATACTCTTTTTTAGATTTTGTCAACTATATGTATAAAGTGTTCAATTTGCCGCCTAGATTACCTTTGGGGAATACATTAAATGCTAGACTATAACGGACGATATTGGAATGATTTTCGCCTACTCCGTGATACAGATGGCTAGGAAACATTATTAATTCGTTTACTTTAGGATAGATGCCCCATCCGTCAGCGTTGAATATGTTTAACCTACTTTGGTCTTCGTGTGTTTGATAATTGAATTCAATGTCTATAACATTAGGCCAAAGATTATAGTAACTTTTATCTTTTTCAAATACAATAGCACCGCTTTGTTGATCAACATCGATATAGTACACACCGCTGATCAAACTATTTGAATGTCTGTGGGTGCCGGCAAAGTCTGTTTGGCCGTGCCTATTGACCCAACTGTTTTGTATTTCAAATTTAACTTCACGTGAACAATCTAGCACTTCGTAGACAAAATGTTCTATGCCTTTTACAATGCGTTCTTTTAGAAAGGTTAGCTCTGGCTTTTCTAAAACATATTTGTCTTTGGTGTAGTCACCGTTGTCAGCTGGCATTCTTTCATATTCTAGATTTAGAATAAATTCATGTTCTAGAGAAGTTAATTTAGCCAGTTGGGTTTGGTATAAGGGAATAGCAAATAACGGAGTGACTTGATAATTCATAGAGTCAATTCGCTGTTGCCGCCTTCACCAATTATGCCTCTAGGAAAAACATTGAAAGCTAGACTATAGCGATCTTCAGTTGATAGATTATCCATAACACTATGATTTAATATTGATGGAAATAACAGTAGATCGTTATTTTTTGGATTAATAGCACAGTCAGTGTTATATTCTGTAGTCTTATCAAAGTCTATACAGAATGTGTCACGCCATAGATTGTTATGTGAGCGTTCTTTGTGAAAACCAATAGCTCCAGACCTAGGATTGGTCTTTAGGTAATATACTCCGCTGACCATGCTGTTGCTGTGCCAATGCATTGAGTGATATCCACCAGGCAATGATTTATTCAACCAACTAGTGGTTATTAGCCACTGTTGTTTTCTAGTCACGCCCAACACCTCGTAGACATATTCATCGACTTTTTCTTGTATCTGTTTTTTAAGATTGGCAAATTGTGGTTGATCTAACAAATGTCTTTTAGGTGTTTCTAAGTGTGTAGGGTCAGAATCATTGAAGTTACTAAACTCTGAATTGATCAATATCTTTTCTATTATCGGATCAGGTCCTTTGATTGAAGTCTGATACAACGGAATAGGAAACAGATTGTGCATTTTGTAGGTCATCTGAACCAACCTACCTTTTCTCCGCTGTCTAATCTACGTTGATGCTCTTCTACGCTGCCTGGAAATCTCCAAGCCCATGTAGCTACCAGTGCCATGAATACTGCTGTACTGAATATACCTATAAGTTTAACACCTGTGAAGTACATAATAATTAGGCTAGTTGACATCATAGCTATCATAAAAAATTTCATCTTAGTTGGGAATACACGTTTGGTATTCCAGTTAGTCAAGAATGGGCCAAACAGCGGATGATTATAAATCCATCTATGCATACGTTCGCTGCCTTTGCTAAAACAGTATGCGGCAAACACCACAAAAGGACTATAGGGTATGCCAGGAGTTATAACTCCAATGTAGGCCATTCCTAGACTTAGGAAACCTAATATGTTCCAAAATAATTTTTTCATTAATCACCTACGCAAACGTCTTGAAATCCTGTCTGTATAGCAGGACCTTGTGCTGTAAGATCGGATTCTCTAGCTATGCCTTTACCGTTGACTAGTACGCTACGAGAAGAAGTTACTACAGCATTCCCAAACGCTGTGATAGAACCTTCAAAGGCTATTCCATTGAAGTCCATAATGACGTCTAATGAACCAGAAACCAGTACAGATTCTGCTGCGTCGTTTTGTATTCTAGCTGCGGCTTTACCAGTCATAATTAAGTGTACCTAGTATCTGATTGGGCCCTAAGTACTGTCGCTTCACTTTGAACTACTGTACCTTCTTTATCTGCAGAACGTGCTACAAATGCTGATTTAAATCTATTAAATATTTCACCCGGCTTAAGATCTAAACCAGTGATAAAATCAGTGGCAGCAGTAATAGCTCTATTGGCCTGTGTTGTTACAAATCCAGTAGCTGAAGCTTGAGCAGCAACGTTACCTGCGTCTTGTAATACTGATTCTAATGTAGTTATAAAATCAGCGTTAGATACAGTAACTTCTGGAAGGTTATTTCTTTTTAGTGCTGCCTGCGTTGCAGCTTTATCAAAAGCATTTTTCTTCATCTGGTCAGCTGTAAGAATAAACTGCGTAGCAACACCGGTATTCAATGTTGAAGCAACGCCACTTAAATGGTTAGAAATCTGTTGGAGTCCTGCTCCAGTTTGATCAACCATTTTTTTATCTATGTCTTTTAGTAAACCATTAATGGCTTTTAAGTTATCGGCAGTAGCCTTAGCAACAGAATTTATGCTGTTAGGTACTGATGTCGCTCCAAAACATTGTTCAATGGTATCATCTAGATAGGTAACTGCATTTGTCAATTGATCCATCTTGGTAAAAAGTGTATTAAGGTCATTAGTATAATCAACAACGGTGAATGTACCCGCTCCGCCTGTGGCCCCCATCGTGGTTGTAAGTCTTTCTCCCATCTATTTCTCCTAAATCTTACTATTATTTACACCAGTTTGATTCCGGTGGTACTTTGAATGAATTGATCAGCAAATGATTTATCAGTGGCTTCTGCCATTACTACTGTGTTTTTTAACAGTTTGATTTCTTTGTCTGGATTAACGGTAAACAGATAGGGCATTAGTCCTGGGCCTTGTTGTCCCATGCCTAAAACCATAGGTCGTTTTAACTTATAATAAGTAGCTGTTTCTTCTACCAAAGTAGCTACGATTTCTTCGCCGCTGGTAAGTTTTAATGTTATTACTTCACCTGCCGTAACACCTTTATCAATTAGCATTTGTTAACCTTTTCTTTAGTTCTGTAAATCCGCCCACTAACTCTTCTCCTAGAAAAATCTGTGGCACAGTCCTTGCTGTTGGTACAGCTTCTAGCAAATCTTCTTTAGTGAATCCGTCGCCAATTTTCTTCTCTTCAAATTGGATACCCTTTGCTGTTAACAATGCCTTGGCTTGATCGCAGTAGGGGCAGTTGTACTTACTCCATACAATAGCTTTCATAAAATTTCCTTAAATTGTTGGTAATTCTTCGTAATCAATTTTGTCACTCATGACTCCGATTACATAGTTGGTTGATTCGTTTTCTTGTAACGCAGTTTGTTTTTTGCTGGTATCGCTGTGTTTATTGAACCACGGTATTGGTGTAGTTTTTGGAGCAGGAGAATGATATTTGATACCGACCTCTTTGAGAGCATTAACAGCGGTATAGTCAACAAAGTCTTTGAGAATGGCAGCGTTCAAACCAATCACAGGACCTTTCTTAAACAAATAGTCAGCCCATTCTTTTTCTTCGCGTATAACATCCATGTATAGATTATATACTTCTTGTTCGCATTCTTGTTTAGCTTTAGCGAATCTTGGATCTTCTTTGATTACCTGATTAATCAAAAACGCAGTCCAACCCTTGTGTAATAATTCGTCTTGTAAGATTAGGCTAATAATGTTGCCGTTGCCAATAAAGATCTTGTTTTCTACCATTGCTAGGCTTGTGGCAAATGATACCATAAAGCGGAACGCTTCTAATGCGTAACTTGCGTGTAAGGCCATCCAAATAGCCTTGATATGTTCTTCTTCGGTGATTTTTTCGCCTAGCTCTTTGCGACAATTAATAAGATGTAGTTGGTCATAGTAACTGCCAACACTTGACGCCATATCTACAATTTCTTTAGTGTCGTGAATGGTGTTAAACACTTCTTTAGGCACATTATAAATGTTACGGATAATGTGACTGTAACTACGACTGTGAATATTAGTTTCAAAGAATGTCCAGTTGTAGATTAATGCTTCGATTTCAGGTAAGCTGACTACTGGAGCAAACACTTGACTAGGCCCACGCCCTTGTAAACTATCTAGTGCTGTTTGACGTAACAAGTTACTAGTGAAGATATGTTTGACAGCATCACTGGCATCTTTAAAGTCGTTGGCATCTTTGCTTAGACTAATTTCTTCCGGCACCCAATAAAAGCCACGTGCTGTTTTTTCAAAATCAGAAATTTTATTATATTTTACTTCTTCAAATCTCTGAACAGTTACAGGGCCGGCTGGATCTAGGAACATCTTGCGATGTAAGTAATCTGTCTTTATGTGTAGATTGTATTGTTGTTTGCTCATTTGTATTTTCCTGAAGCAAGAACTATCTTGCAAATGTGTTCTAATCTTTCTATATGTTCGTATGCTCGCCACGGAGTACTATCGATAGCAACTACTCCATGACCTTTGATACCTACAATGTCGTAGGCAATATTTCCGTCTTTATCTAACTTTAAATTACGATGGCACTGGTCACCTAGTTCTTGACTAATAGGAGGTACATCGCCAACATTAGGTGCTACCTTGGTATATCTGCTGAGTTCTGGAAAATCATTTACTACGGTACTTAAATCAATTCCAGCATGCATTGCGGCTACACAATACGTAGGATGAACGTGTACTACAACACGGACATCGTCTTTGTGCTGACCTAATTCTTTTTGTAGGCCAAAGTGTAAAGGCATCTCGCCGCTGGGTTCAAGATTGCCACTTAGGTCAGTTTGTTCAATAACTTCCCAGTTATAATTAAAAACACCAGTACCTACTCCGCTGTTAATTGTTTTCCAGATTTTAATTTTTTTAAACATTTCTGGTTGCATGTTTTGTTTACGTACACCACTAGGGGTAACATAAAAATGATCACGATCGTGGTGACGAATACTGATGTTACCATCTCTACTGGTGATCCAATTACGCTTATAAGCGTCTACTAAAATATCGCAGCAAGTTTCTAACATTATAGTTTACAGCTTTCGCAGTCCTCTTCAATAAATTCTTCTGTTGCTTGTCCTGGTTGTGGCGGTAATTCTTCTGCTACTGCTTTAGCACCTGCCTTATTGATTAGGCTGTAGTAGAATGTTTTCAATCCCCACATATGAGCCTGCATTAGGTTCTTAGCAATCAATGTAGTTGGAACTTTACGATCCGCAAAGTGTGCTGGATTATAGAATGTGTTTGTACTAATTGATTGATCAACATAAGCAGCTAATACTGCTGCGGTTTTAATATAACCATCACAGTCTTTCTGTTCCCACATCAATTGATATTTGTTTTTCAACCTTTGGTATTCAGGTACTACTTGTGTAAAGGAACCGGCTTTGCTTTCTTTAGTAGAGATCAAACTCATAGGCAATTCAATACCGTTAGTACTGTTAATAACAACAGAGCTTGACTCCACAGGAGCAATAGCCATAAGAGTGGCATTTCGTACTCCATGTTCTTTCATCTCCTTGCGTAATATCTCCCAATCAAGTTCAGGAGTAAAGTCGGCTAACTCGTTGACTCCGTGGGCACGTGACTCCCAAGGGAATGTGCCTTGGCCGTATCGGGTATGTGAGCTATGCTGACAAGCACCTCTTTCTTTGGCCAGCTCAACTGTTGCTTCTGTTAGGTAATAGGCCTGATGCTCCATCCATGTTTTAACTTCTTGTAGAGCATCTTTTTCTCCATAACGTAAACTACGTTTGGCGTGCCAGTAGGCTAGATTTGTAACTCCAATGCCTAATGGCTGTATCTCATCGTTACTGAGTTTGCTCTGTATCGACAAGAAGTCTTGGTAGTCAAGGATGTTACACAGGCTACGCTGTAGAACCCTACAGGCTCTACGCATGTCCTCTGGATTTCGGAACGATCCCCAGTTGATAGATCCCAGTGTACATAACGCTATGCGACCACTATCGTCGTCGAGTCGTTTAAAGGGACGTGTGGGTAATAGGATCTCACAGCACAAGTTACTCTGATATATCGTATGATATTCAGGATCAAAGGGTCCTTGATTCATTACATTATCAATAAACACCAAATAGATGCGACCTGTGTCTGTGCGTTCTTTCAGTATACCACCCTTGAAAACTTCTTCGGCACTGATGACTTTCTTTCGAAGATCTTTACGTTTTTCATATTTTACATACAGCTCTTCAAATCGATCAGTGTTCTGATAAAATGCTTCATATAAATCTGGTACTTCGTTTGGATCAAAGAAAGTTATGTTTTCTTTGTTTTTAAATCTTCTCCAGAACATAGCGTTAAGCACAACCCCATAATCCATATGACGGACTCGGGTTTCTTCTGTTCCTTGGTTGTTCTTAAGTACAATAAGGTCATCAAACTGATGATGCCAAATAGGATAGAATACAGTAGCACTAGCATTACGAATGCCTCCTTGTGAACATGAGCGTAGATCACCAAACCATTTCTTAAGGAATGGAATCATGCCTGTGTGCATAATCTCACCACCACGGATGGGACTGCCTAATGGACGTAGTCGTCCAATCTCTAGGCCAATGCCTGCTCGCTTGCTGGCATACTTGGCCATCATCTCCCCACTAGCAAATATGCTATCCAGATCGTCGTCACTGCGGATAAGAACACAACTAGAAAACTGTTTAGTAGGAGTCCCAAGCCCAGCCAGCACAGGAGTAGCAAGAGTAAACAAACCATCTGAAGAACAGTTGTAGTACTCTTTGATGTAACGCATACGGGCCGAGTTAGGTTCTTCCTTATGAAAGACCGTAGCGGCGGCCACCATATATCTAACTTGGGGAGTTTCATAAATTTCCTTTGTCGCACGATTGCGTACCAAATATTTTTCAATCAACTGTTCGATGGCGGCATACGAGTACAATTCGTCTTTTTCGTGATCTATGATCTCGTCCATCTTGTTCCAGTCATCTTCACTGTACCATTCAAGAAGTTCAGGAGTGTATAATCCTGTAGCAACATTTGTCTTTACGATATCATAGAGGCGGGGAGGATTGTATTGGCCATATACATCCTTACGTAGCATTGACAAACGTTGTTTGCCTGCTACATATTGATAATTGGTGTGACCTACATCTGGATTGTGTTCAATGTCAATAAGGTCTACAATAGCTCTTAGAGTTAAGGAATCTATTTCTTGTGTTGTTATGCCATCATAGAAATGTGGACTAGCTTTAATTTCAATCATTGATTGACTGACGTCTGCTATTCCACTACATACTTTTGTAATCTGTGCCTGCCACTTCTCTAGTGTCAGTGGTTCTTTGGATCCGTCTCTCTTTACTACTACAATACTATCGTTCATTCTTGCCTCTAATTTTCTTTCTTTTGTCGTTGAGGTAGTATTTATAACATCCTCATACTGGGTAAATTTTATTAGATCCATGTGTGAGCTCGCCCGTGTTAGTGACTTCCCTATGAAAAAAATTCAATACATCGCGGTCATTAACTACTACGATATATCTTTCTTCTCCGGAAAACATAGACGTATGTATCTCTACTTTTTGGCTCTTAAAACGTTCTGTTAATGTCAAAGTATAACACATACCCAATGCGATAGCAAGGTCGTCATACTTATTATCTATGATTAAATGCCACGGATCGGGCCAATCGAACGAATAGTTTGGATCTAAGTATCGATGAACAAATGGAGTTCTACTCCAAAAAAGAGCCACATCCTCTAAAGGATGCTCGGAAGTTTCAAGTGACTGGCGGAATTCTTTCCAGACCTTGAGTCTAGAAGTTTGATCAAGATCAAACACTGTAACTTACTTTATACCTAAATGTGTCCGGAACGAGATCTGCTGACGGGCTCTTATAATCAATAATCATAGTTTCAGCCCCGTTTATCTCTACGCTGTTTGAAACCAATCGAACAGAAAATTCAACTGTCTCTGGTCTAGCATCACCACAGGTACTACTATAACTATCAGTAATAATAGGACCAGCAAAGCTGTCGCCGATGACAATATCTAATGTACCAGATCTAGCAGAACCGTTAGTAAATGAAATAGTATAATCTAATGTTGTATGAGAATTCAGTGACGAAAACATTGTTAATGGTACAGGTCCTAAAGATATGTATAAATTTTGTGTTATCTCATCTGTGATTGTAACCTTGCTGCCATTTAACACTTCAGTGTATGCTAGTCTATCATCATCAACTAATACAGTAGTATACGCAGCAGCATGTCTATCAAAAGAACAATCAATTACATTGTTATTGCCAACCTGACCAAACATGACAATGCCGCTGCTAGGGGCAGCAGGTAAAAGGTCATCGTTACCGCATTTTCTAAATCTACTTCGGGTGATTTTTACATTTACGCCAAAATCTGATTTAAATGCGTATCTAGCAATTTCGTTAAAATAACAATCGTCTATGTACCAGTCGTTGATTTGACCTGCGACTCCGTTTATTTCGATAGCAGCAGTTAACAATCTAAACTCACTGCCCATAAAATTTATATTACTGTTAAATGGATCAACTTGATCAAATTGTAATGCTCTGTAGCTTTTTTCAAATTTACAATTTTTAAATGTAATACCTTCAACAATCGTTCCTATCTTTTCTGTGTTAGAAACATAGATCATAGGATCAGTAACTGTAGCATTAGCAGCGTCGGTCAACGTTTGTAGTGTTCCTTGGAATGTACAACGTTCAAATAATCCATCTTTCATACCTGTTAAATCAAAGTGACCTGTGGTAAATCTAAAGGACACTTGTTTAAAAATAATATCATGTGGCCTGTCTGAGGATTCAAAAGCAGCAGGAGCAGTGCCTGCGGTAGAAGTTAAAGCAATAGATGTGTCATCTACGATAATAACAGCACCAACTTGTGATTCGCCAATTACTGTAGCATAAGAAGGGATTAGCAAAGGACTAGCAATTCTGTAATGACCTGTAGGTACAAATAATTCTTTACGATATTCTGCGTCTACGTTTCTAAATAACTCATTTAGGGCATTTTGAAATGCCTCAGTATCATCTACAATACCGTTGCCTACAGCACCAAAATCTTTGACGTTTACACGATCGTCTAATTTATTCTGTAGGGTTCTAAAAACTGATTTAGTGATGCTAGGTTCATTGCGAGCAAATCTATAAGATTCAATAAGATCCAATAGATTATCTTGTTCTGTAAGGACTTTGGTATTGCCAACTGCAGGAGCACCTTCTGCTACTGAACCGTTACCTATAAACAATTCTTGGGTGTCAACGGCCCAGGCTATCTCACCACTGGATAATTGTGGGATTCCCGATTCTCCGTTCTTGCGTCCCCTGCGGACCTGTATTTTCGATATCTGTACGACAGCCATAGATGAATTTCCCTTATATAGGATATTTATCTGTTAGCTGTGTAGTATTCTTCTACCTTTTCTAACCAAAGATCTTGGTATTTGTTAAAGTCTTGCGGTAACAGATCAAACTGCTGATATTCACAGGCTCTAGAGCACATAAACACATGCCCTTCACGAATGTCTGTGCCGTAGACTTCATTATGTGCTAATATATAAGCAACCAGCTGGATTTTATAATCTTCAACCCATTCTTCTTTTTTAGGCTTGTTGGTTTGTTTGTAGTCGCAGACGCTAGGATTGCCTTTGTACACTGCTACTAGATCAGTGGTTCCAGAATACAAACCTGGAAAGTATAAACTCTGTTCCATAGCCCATACTTCTTCAACATCTTTTAATCCGTTAAGAATTATTTGATCTGCCATTGAATTAGCCTGTACATGTACAGGAGCATTTCCTGGTTGGCGTTGTAGCCCTGCTATAAATCTTTCTAGATTACTGTGCATTGCTGTACCTACTCCAGCAGCTTCTGTGGTAATCTCTTTAGCCTTTTGTTCGCCTACACGCTTCTTCCATTCGTTCAGTGCTGTCATGTCTTTGGTAGCCGACAATATAGTTGTCACTGACGGAAGGCTTTCTCCGTCTGGAGTTAGATATACACGTTTACGAGTTACAGGATCGTTAATTTGTTGGCAGTTCTTATATTGGAACTTTTCTACAAATGGTGGGGGTTTGATTGTTTCGATTATATTCATTTAGCAATTATAACAGATATTTGATAAAAATCAAATAGCCGCTTTTGCCAATTGCTTAGGTGCTGCGGAAGCGGCTGCTTGATTGACCTTCTCTTTAGATTTATCAATATCTGAGCCTGGATCTTCCTTTTCCTGGCTCACGCCGGGTACTTTGAGACTGATACCACTAGTTTCAAAGTTTTTAACTAGGCCACTAACCATAGGGTACTTGTCGTAGATTTTAGCAAATGTAGCTTGATCTAGTTTGAGACCTTTTAGCTCTGGTAACTGATTTAAGAATGCCCAGTTATAATTGGCTGGTTGGCCTTTGCTGGCAGATCTGCCTATGAGGGTTTGTAATGCTAACTTGATTCGGACAGCATATTCTTGTCCAGGGTCGGCTGAATCATCAAATTCAAAAATTCTCATTATACACCTGCTGTTTGTTTAATACCAGCAAGAGCAGTTTCTAGATCTTTGATCTGTTTTGATAGGTCTTGTTGACCTTTAATCGCTAGCTGTTGTTGTTGCTGTTGTTGTTTTTGTTGCTGTGGTGTCATCTGCTGTTGGTCCTGATCAGAGCCGCCAGCAAATCCTTGTATAGCTCCTTTAGCTAAACCACCTGCTGCTTGTCCAATAAGATTTCCAGTACCCCTAGCAGCAGCTTGGGCACCTTTAGCTAACCCTCTACCTACTACAGGTGCCGCTTTAGCAACTCCTTGTCCCACAGCCTTTGTGGCCTGTACAGCACCTCTACCAATAGCAGAAGCAGCAGCACCGGCACCACGTAGAGCAGTGCTACCTACAGCGGCAGCACCTCGAGCTAGCATACCCGCACCCGCAGCGAGAGCTGGAAGTATTTCGTCCAGCTTTTCTTGTTCTTCTTTAGATGCGAATTCAGTAAGTCTCATTAGCCTGCTAGAACTTTCAATAGTCGATTTTGTCTTTCAATGCTTTCACGTTTAGCACGACCTGCTTCTTCTGGACCGCCAGCAGCTGGTTCAGCGGCAGCAAAATCATCTTCTGCTGGAATTGGCTCTCCGGCGTTTAATTCGTCTGGGGCAGCTGGGTCAGCACCCATGTCTGCTCCGGGTTCCATACCTAGTTCATCTGTAGGCTCAGCACCTAACATATCTGTTGGCTGCTCGTCACCGGATAGTACACGAACTCCCGAGCTTAATGCTTCACGTGTTGTCTTTAATGTTTCTAACGCTGCTTGGATAGCTGGGGCAACTTGGCTAACAAATGCTTTAGCCTGCTCTTGTCCCATTTCGTCACGTATAACATCACCTAGTTCTAGCAACTGATCATTTTCCATCTGTGCTAGATCTTCAATCCAACGGCCTACTCTATCTACCATAGATTTAGCAGTAACTACAGCACTGGCCTTGTCTGTAGCACTTTCTCTTACTTGAGTGTTCATTTCTTCTCCTGTTTGGGTTTCCGGATTTCCTTCTGGGCTTTCCATAGTAACTTCGCCACGCTGATCTATCTCTGCGTTGATAGCATCTAACATCCATTGAGCACGAGAATAATCGTCGTTTTCGATAGTTTCGTTAAATCCAGAGTTTTGCTTGAACTGATAAATCTGTGTTCTAAGCCTGTTGCGTGAATCTTCTAGTTGATCTAGAGTATAGTTTTCTAAACTGATGCGTTGACCAAATGTTTTTTCAATAGTTTCATTGATCGTTTTAGCGTCAGCTTTTTTAAATAGTTCTGTTGTTTTCATGTTTGCCCATCCAGGATTATCATATATTTATTACTTATCCAGCCAAACTTAGAGCTTGTTTTTTCCAATATTCAGCTGAGGATTTAACATAACCTAACCGGGCTAGGTACATGTCTATACGGAACTGATCTTGCTCTAGGTGTGCTTTTGCTAGCCTTCCTTTAAACATCTGATATTCTGCTAGGGCAGAACCAAACTTAGAATCCATCATGATTAATTGATCTATTTTTTGCTGATATCTTATATGGTCTATGGCCATAAGATTGGCCACCTTAACAGCTACTTTGTTTAAGGATACGTCAGCGAAAACCAAACGATCCCCGTGATATATATTCTTTATTGATCCTAAACTTTCTATTAACACATCTCCAACAAGAATACCCTTATCCGTTTTTTTAGGGATTAATTGTTCTTGTTGTACTAGCTTTTTATTAACTCTAGCAATGACTGTGTCTAGTCGCTGCTGGATATTTTTAGTCATAAAAAAAGGACCTATGGTCCTTTATTTAAGTGCGTATATTTTATACGCCAAAGAATTTGAAGATAGTTTGAATGCTTAGTTGTCCGGTCCAACCTAAACCAGCTATAAATGATAGGCCTATCATACCATAGGTCATTAGCTTTTGTTTATGTTTTTCTAAGTCTTTGATCTTACCAGCTAGTTCATTGTGCTGTGCTGTAGATTCTGTTCTCATGTCTGCTAGTGTTTTAGACAGTGTTTCGCCTGTGCGATCCAAGCAGTCGTGCATTTCTTTCACGTCTAATTTAATGTCATCTAGTTTTTCGTCTAAGTTAGCTACCTGTACTTCTACAACGCTAACACGTTCCGCTACTGTGGCCATTATGGCTGTTTCCTTGTATGTTAAGTCAAGTGCTCGCTCCGAGCCATGTGCCTAAGTTAGAAATGCCTAATGGTTTTGCCTTTGATAATATTATTTATCCAATCAATCCAAAATTTGAATTGTTGTATTGAAATCTTTGCCTTTGGTAATAAAAGCAGGAAGATCAAAATTTATACTGTTATTTAGTCCGTCAACAATTGGTACACCGTTGAGGTCGTTTATTAGATGTCCTACAGGATTATTGCCATCGAGGAATCCGTCGGCACGTTCTGGTTCAAACTCATAGGTCCAATATGTACCCCTACCTTTCCAGGGATCAGGTAATCTACCTTCGTCCTGTTTTGGATCGTAGTCTGTGGCAATATTGGCTCGTAGCCCTATAACCTGTATCAGAGTATTAAAGTTACTCTGTTGTCCTTGTTTTAACTCGCTGGTTTCGGATCTTGTAGCCTTGCTGCGAGTTATGTCTACTAGTGTTGTGATTCGGTAACGGTTCATAATCTGCTATTATTTACGCAGATAAAAAAAGGCCGGAAATTAATCCGGCCCTTCCTTCCCATCCCTAGGAATTACTTAATTATAGTGCTGGTTTGAAGTTAGCAATAACAGTAATAGTAGCACCAGATACAGTAGTTGTATTTGGAGTACCACCTGAACCTTGTATACGGAAAAATACGTCTGTAGTTGTTCCGCTTACAAATGCTGAACCGTCAGCTGTACCAAAAGCTGCGAATGTGAAAGCGTCTGGACCACCAGTGTCTGTACCAGAAGCGTCACCGCCTGCTGCTGTTAGTTGACGATACACTGCTAATAGAACAGCGTTTGTTAAGTTACCAGAACCACTCTTAGTAACTTGAACTACAAGCTCGTGGCCTGCGTCTGATGTGTTGATTGCGAATTTATTAAAATTATTCGCTACGTATGTGCTTGATAGATCTGCCATGATATTTTCTCCTTAATCAATGATCCCGCTCCGGGACCGGCATATTATTTATAAGGGTTTGGAGAAAACGTCAGATATCAGCGTGTTTTGGCACGATTTGCCGCAGTAAAATGTAATCTTGGTACTAGTTTCATGTTACTATTACTTTTTACATATCCTTCGCCGCCACGTTTACCTGCTATACTAGCTTTGATTTCTGTCTGTTGATCTATCTGGTCTATTATATCGTCCTTGATAGCCATTATCTGCTCGATGATAGTAAACACTGCTTCAAAGGCACCCGAATGCGATTTAATATATTCTTGTATTTTTGCTTTTTTAGGAGCACTAATCTTAGCATCACTGTTTACCCAATTTAAGAATTTTTTGTTTAGTTGGGAAAAACTACCAGTATCTGTTTGTTCATTTACAAACCTGTACATAATATTTTTAAAATCTCCCATCTTATCTGCGGCTAATTGATCATCATTTAACAGTTTGTCTATTTCTCCAGCACGGCCTGTGATATACTGACGTAGAGATTTTAATTTTGCTTCATCAATACTAGGCAGAACATTAACAGTAACCGGCCCTTGTATCATTACAGGCCCTTGCGATTTAATTCCTTTCATAGGTAATTGAATAGGAGTAGAATTGCCATTGAAATCTATGTATCTGTGAACCACTACACCGGCTTGGCTTTGTGCTATTTTTTTGCCTATAGTTGAATTCATAGGAATATTATATGTTACAATATTTGGAGTAAAAACAAAATCACCTGTGGCATCTTTAGGTGGTTGTGAATAGTACAATAAATCACCTTTGATGTAACCTCTAAAATTAGGGTCAACCATCTGGGCAAATTTGTCCCATAGCCCTTTCATACTGCCTGCGAACTGTTTACGTGTATCATCTACTTCTTTGCCTCTACGTAATAACATGGTTTCTAAATCATCAGCACTAGTTACTTTGCCGTCATAACCCTTGGCCCCGAATCCAGCGATATCTGTGAGTACAAATGCTCCTGCTTCGTTTCTACCAAAATAAACAGCTGGAGATCCGTCCCACTTAACTGATACATCGTCAACATTCTTTGCCATTATGGCTAATTCATCTAATGTATCTAAGGCACCTTTAGATCCGTTAACAACTATTAGATCTTCTGAATGTTGTAGTTCACGGCCTACCTTGGCTTCGGTTAAAAATTCAAATGCTCTCATTTAACGATCTCAATCATTTTACGCATCCACCCTATACTTCCTGGTTGATAGTTTTCAAGAGCTTCTTGTTTAGGTAATGCTATGTTTTGTTTTCCTAATGTTTCTCTTGCTGCCGAAACAAGTTCTTCGTAGTTGGGTAATTTTTTAATATAGTTGATGATAGAATCAACTGAACCAATGTCTTTAGTAGTGGCAGTTTGGCCTAATAACTGTTTAGCAATTACGTTCCAGTCATCGCCGTTCTCTACAGGTTCATTTGTGTCACCGTGGAGTAGACCAAATTTAGGACTATATTTAAATCCTCTAGCACGAGCAATACTACTTAACACAATAGCTCTGTGTTCACCGCGATAAATTCCACTACCACCACGCATAGAACCCTGTTGGAATTTAGGGTTTACGGTTAGCATGAAATCAGTTTGTCCAAACCCGTTAGTTTGATCGCCTAGTATAGGTGTTCTAAAATGTACATTGTCGCCAGCATCTTTAATCCAACCGTCGTTTTTCTTTGTGCCTTGATTAAAGATATCCTTTTCGTCTACGCCATTTGTTCTACACCAATCTACTAGTTTTGCTATTAGTTCTTCTTTGCTGATTTCTCTTGCGTCAACACTTAGATCGAGGTCGCCTGAACTGTTTAATTCAAATGTACCGTCTGGATCTTCTTTGCGTCCTGTAGTGCCTAACCATTTTACAGGTTTTTTATCATCCGGATCTATTTCTTTAGTAAAGTCTAGTCCTGTGACTTTTTCTAGAAAGTCAACAGTGCCTGCTACATCCTTAGTAGCTATTCGTTGAGTTATGGGTGTTTTATCGGCTGTTTTAAATACATTGCCGCCTTCAAATAAATCAATCATCTGTGCTCTCATTCAATTTTCTTTTAGATTTTCGTGATTCGGCAATTTTACGTATGCCTCTGGTAAATTTAGCAGGGTCCTGTCCGCGGATAGCGTTGAGTAATCTACGCTCTAGCTCGTCTGCTACTTCAGGATCATACTGCTTTTTCATAGACTCTATTAGATTGATAGCAGAATTTATGATATTTGTAGCTCTGCTTTCAATAACAGCGTCAGCGTTCCTAACAGAAGCAACTTGATTAAGTTCTTGGAGGATCGACCGTGTGCTTAATTTCATAATATTAATTATCCTATGATATATTTAACCTATTATATAATCTATTTCTAATTTCGTAAATGTGCGATCGCACAACGATTAGTATAAATATCTCAGTAGAAACACTGATTCTACACACACTTACAGAGGACAAAAAATGAAATCAATAAGCATCAAAATGTTAGGAATATTAGAACGCCTTGCTGAAATGTTCCCTAAACAAAGCTACCAAAGCGATTTAGACCGCTACATATCATCCCGACACCCACAAAACGCCGTAGATGTAGAACACTTTACCAAAGAGTTCGAACAAAAAACCATACAAGGAAAAATACTATGAAATCGTTTATCAACTATATCTGGTCTGTAATGGACTCATTTGGCAGAGCTCGTGCTGCGAGTCACTTTGCTCGCATGGGTAATCACGAAGCAGCCAGACGCATAATGGCAGAATAAATCGTGTTTACTCTTGATTTATATCCCTTAGGCATATATAATAATACATACACAAACACACAAGGAGGAGTTATGTTTTCACCAGTTTTTTATATCGAATCTTTTCAAAATACAAAAAAGATCATCACTGATCAAATTTTCAAAGATCCTGCTTTAAACAAAGCAGCACATGCATATATCGATTCACAAACACAATTTGCCAAGATGGCTGTAAATAACACCATTGACATGGCTAAGTATTCTGTGGAATCAGTTAGTAAATATCTGTTTCCAAAGACGGAGCAGGCTTCACAGGCTCCCTACAAAGTAGAAAAAGAAGCCAAATAAGACATACACACACAAAGGAGAAAAATATGTCACAATTCGAAACACCAAAACTACCAGAAGTTAAATTCAACAAAAACGGCTACGAAATCCGTACAGACATCTTGGACATGGCCAAGGGCATGTTAAGCGATGAGTTCCACTCAAAGTTCCAAGGTTGGGAAATGACTGCCAAACGTGATGAGAAGACTGGTCAGATCGTCACTACAGTTGGTATGCCTGAGTTTCCAGGTCTAGACAAAGTTCTAGAAACAGCAGAAAAGATGTACGGTTTTGTTAATCAAGCCAGTGGTGTTAAAAAATAATTATTAAAAGTTGAATATATTACCGCATAGCGGATTATTAGATTATAGTAAGTAAAGAGAAAGGACCTTAGGGTCCTTTCTTATTGACCATAGCTGCTATAGATCGTTGTCTAGGTGTAGATCTAGCAAAATCTTTAAAGGTCATTCCGGAGTTTAACCAAGAAGATATACGCTGATATTGGTATACTTCTGATTTATCATAGTTATGGAAGATGTTAGCTACTTCTTTACCTCTGATTGTTAATTGACGCTTGTCAGGCCAGAGTCCTGATATTTGATTTAGTGTTTGATAGTTAACTTGGGAAATAATTAAGAATTGATACCTAGGAACTTTTAAATGATTCATAATATACCATCTATCTCTTCCTGGGTGTATTCTATACCTTTCGCCTTCATTTACAGCTACTAACGGTGTTAACCATTTATTAGTCCTATGCCAATGCTCGTAAAGCATTAGTATTTTTTCTAGTCTATAGAGGAATTCATTTTTAGGAACTACGGATTTTTCTTTATTCCATAGGTCGGCTATTAGGATTTTGTTTTGATCAAATACGGTAACATCGCCGCAATTTTCATAAGCACAGAGAAGTTTAGCATAGATAGGATCCATGCGTTCTGTATAATCTCGTTCTTTATCAATACTAGACCAAACGTAAGTTTGGGATAATTCTAACTCCTTGATAGTAACAGGAGTCATAAATTATGCCTGTGGTTCAGCTTCTTTTTCGATTGTAAAATCATCGAGGTTGATATTAGCATGTCTTGCCTGTAATTGAGCAATAGCATCTTCTCTACTTTCGGCTGGAATACGAGCAGATCTTCCTGACGGGGTATGTGTTACCAAATATGTACCTGGGCCGTTATCACTGCCTGCTTCAGGTTCTGCTTCCTTTTCCTCCGAAGCGTATGAATAAGGTAAACGATCTTTGATGTCAGCAATGGCTTTAGCAACATCATATCCATCGCGGACAATGTCTGTTGAATTCTTTTTAATTTCTTCAGCTTTGCTTTGTATAGCTTTGATAATCTTTTTCATTAAGCCAGGATATAATTCGGCAAATTTTTGATCGCCTCTGCTATACGACATACTTTGATTACCGTTATTCATCTGACCAGTTGGGGCATGCATCTGCCACTTACCGTTTTCGTCTTCTTGATTCTGTTTATCAAAAATTGAAATAATTGGGCCTTCTGGAGCATATCGTTCAAACCAACGCTGTCCAGAACTAGAGCCTGTACAGAAACTGGCATTAAATCCCACAGCATTATTAAAGTTATAACAGGCACCATAGTTATAAGGCAATGTTATTAAAAAACGATCGTCATCAATTAAGGTTGTCTCTTTCTTTTCACGCTTATGTTTTTCAATAACTTCAGCATCTTTGATACGTCGAAGTTCTTCTCTATAGTCACGACTTTGAACAATTTGTTGTATCTGGCGTAGATTTTTAAAACGATTAAAGTCTTGATGTGGTTCTTTGAGTTTACCTCGTATGCTTAGAGCTTTCCACGCACCTAGAGCATCACCGCCCTCGCCGTTGATATCTTCATAGTCTACTACACCATTGGCATACAGTCGTGTAAGCCAGTCATCGAACTTACCGTCTGCTGAAAGATCACCGTAGTCCGTTGATCGTAGGCTGTCGTCTAATAGGTCGCTCCAGAGCTTAACAATTTTTTGAGTATTATCAGCTTGTTTGGCAGGATCCTTTTCGCCACCGAACGCAGCAGAACCTAGAGCAGCTACTTTATTTTTAGGCAAAGAGCTATCATGCCGCATGGCAATTTCCAGCATCTTTATCATCTTAGGATCTTTGAGTTTGGCTGCTATATTTGCTTCTGTTATGATTTGATCTAATTTCATCCTGATATCAAAGTCCTTTTAAAGAATCCAAGAACTGTGCCTAGTTTCTTTTGGTCACCTGCGGCAATGTCTTTTAATAGTTGTGCTGGTCCTTCCGAACGCTCTGCTTGGAAGCCACGATTGTATCCTCTAGTAATGTTGCCTGTTTGTTCTGGATAGTGATGACTAGCAGCCATCAATACCGCTGTGTTAATTGCTGTAGATACTGCTGGCGGTACATCGCCTGTGCTACCACCTTCAAGGTTTTCTATAGCGTTCTGTAGATTTTTAACTTGGCTTAATTTTTTTTCTGCTTTATCAAACGCATCATTTTTAATTTGGTTAGAAATATGTCCTTTGATATCTGCGATAGCTGCTGTGATGGCACGTACCCATAAAGGCTTAAACTTCCTAGTCAGTGAGTCTACAGTGACTTCGGAACTGGTACCTTTTTGGTTGTCTGCTCTTTTTCTTTGTTTGTCTGATACTGCTGTGGTATTTTGTCCTACATAAAATTTCTGTAGTTTACCAATTTCACCTTTAAGGAAATCTAAAATGTTGCCGCCACGACTGTCTTTGACAACTCTTACTTCGCCCCCAGCACTTGCTACTGCTTCGTATGATCCTGTGTTACCGCCCGAAGCTCTGATAGCTCCTGTACCTTTGTCTCCCTGGATAATAACCCACGCACCACGATAGCTATCCTTGAGCTCGCTCCAAGAAATTTTTTCTACTTTTCGATAATCTTGATCGTGTGCTAGTTTCATGCCTTGGTGAAGTTTTTGTATTACTTCTTTACCACCGGGTTGACCAGAAATAAGACTAATTGAAGTACTGGCTTCGTCTACGTAGCCTTCTAGTAATTGAGCAAATAATTGACAGCTTTCTAAACGCATTTTAATTACACCATGATTGTTTTGCTTCGCCAAAGTATTCTCTAGCAAAGCCATTAGCGATCAGTCCCTGACGGACACTCTGTCCATTAACAAATACATCGCCTAAAACTCTACCCCCAAACTTATCCCAACCATACAGGACAACTTGAAATTGTTGTCCCTTTGACACGAGATTTTTGGTAAAGGCAGATGCTGCTTCTCCTCTTTGAGCTTCAGAAGGGCACTGGGCTCTGTGTCCTTTTTCGGGAGTATCGACACCGTAGATTCTAACGGCAAGCTCAGGTTTAAGCGGCTGTGGTAAAAAGGGAGCGGCGATAACAATAGTATCGCCGTCGCTCACTCGTAAAATTTGTGCGTCATAGGTAACGCCTTTGGGTGCTTTCTGTGCAAATGCTAGCATAGGCACAGCCAGTAATAATAGTAGTAGTTTTTTCATTTACAGGACCTTTTTAATATGAGTATTTATACTGTCTTTTCAGTATACTCAGCTTTTGTCCACCCTAATAAAAACTTGGCTTTCCAGTCATTCTGTTCGAATCCGGTTAAATTTTGCCATTGATCTTTGTTGTCCCAAACTTTACGAGCAGCATCTTGCCAATCTTTATGACGCACTACCCATTCAAAATCTATCATTCGATTTTTAAAATGTTCATAATCGTGATGATCGTACTCAACATGTAGGACTTCGTAGACTGTGCCATCAGTGGCAACAGCATCTAAGGCAAAATCAAATCCCCATTTTCTTTTAGTTTTGATTAACAACTCTGCAGTGGGTATTTTTATTTGTAATTCTTTTAATTGTTCCAAGGCATCTTTTTCATAACTACAGCGACAAAGGAACATACTGTGATCTAATATTAATCCTAGATTACTCTGTTCTAATTCAAACCAAGGTTCTTGCCAGCAATTATGATTTAAGATCTTGTGTGTTATAGGGTAGTCCATAACAGCGTAAAACTTCTGCTCTGCTAGATTAAGTTCAAATCCATCTTTGTCATAGTATCTAAAATCTGTAGATTCTAATATTTCTACCCTCTTGTTACAAACAGGATTTGACATCAACGTAACTTGATGTCTACGAAACACTACTCTTCTCTAGCAGATTCTGCTTGACAATGTACACAGGCACATTCTGAGCAGTGGTCACAACTTTCGTCTAGACAACTGTGTCCGCAGTGTGCGGTATGTCTACAGTGATTACATATAAATTCATTCTGTTCTGTTGGTGTCATCTATCGCTCCTCCTGTGACCCATGCTGTACAACTACGTGTGCCAGCACATTTAAAATGTAAAAAATTACAATATCCTAAGTCTGCTTTGTGTATTGTGGCCATGGCATCAGTTTCTTTGCTGTCGCCTTTGATACCATCTTCAATACAGGACCACATTTTGTCACTGACATCAAAGGCCGCACAGTTACCGCACTTCATGGTCCTAGCAGTCTTTTCTGTGATGTTCCAACGCTTGGCAGCATCCTTCCAATATGATTCTGGTTCATCAGGATTAGCAGGCCCGTAGTGATATTCGTCTATAGCCTTCTGACGATTCTTTAGGTTAACATCAATGTCGTATGTGGCTATGGGACAGCCTTTGTTGGCTGCTTCTACTATGTTGATATATTTTCTGTACATCATCTCTGTTCAATCCAAGTCATTGTGGCCACAGCATTCTTGTTGGCATTTTTGGCAGCAATGGCTAAAGTTAAGGTGTCGCTGACTGTGCCTAAACTACTTCGCCCAAGTTGATAAACTGTGTCAGTGTCCACTCTAATCTGTCCAGCACCCGCACCTGAGGTAATAATACCTGCTGACAGTTCAACACCGTCTGTGATAGCACCTGTTGAAGTATAGTTGTACTGTGTGAAGGCATTGGGATCTGGATGGTTCACCCACGTGCCATTCACTGTGGCATTGCGAATCAGTTTAAAGTAAATGTCAGTGTTGTCTAATGTGCCTGCTTGGAAGTAGGTAGGCAACACAATGCCCGTCAATGCTGTGCTTTTTATTCTAATACTGACTATGGGATAGAATGTGTTGGAATCGGGCATGTTGATGCCATTCAACGGTGTTAGTATGCTTTCAGCGATGCCTAGTTTTTCAACACTACCTTCTGCTAGAATACTGTTGGATCCTTGCCATAGATAGTGTGTGCCTGCGGCTCCAGTGAGATTTTCTATCTCCAGTCTGATGGGCAAGAATGGAGTTTTTGCCCAAGGCATCTGTAGTCTGTTACCATGGTTAAAAGTGTGTATAACTCTGGGCAAGCCGTTCATCACAAACATAAAGGATACCTGTCCAGCACCGTACCATTCGTAGTCCATCATGACCAACTGCTGTGCTAGAGGATTTGCTGTGAGACCACTGGGACCATTACCATCAAGTTTATCGCCGTTCCAGTCTTTGCGATATATTCTTTCCACTGTGGGTGTGGCACCATCACTGTTGATAATCACACAGGCATACTGTGGCTCGCCCGTGTCAGGATCAACAGTTCCACAGTCTTCAAAGAAAAATCCGTCATTGCCATCAAACATACCAAACCTACGACGAATGCCAGTTGTTGGTGTATCTAACCTAACAGCGAATGCCACACTCTGTGTGCGGCCTGGAGTATAACGTTGAACGTTGCGAGTTTGTCGTATGACCTTGGATCCCGTTTGATTTGTCACCTGCATACGCACTTGACTGAATGAAGTGTCAAATACTGCGGAGGCTCCGTTGACTACGCTCTCATCCCATACATCAGTTTCTTTACCATACTGGAATGTGTTGAAAAATAGAGTTTGCTGTGTCTGAACTTTGAGACGACCCTTGCTGTCTATGCTGGAACTAACTCCAGAACCTTCGCCTGAACCTACCAAGTTAACGTTGGCACGAAGCACAGGTTGCCCAATGGCATTGTACTCCATCGAACTATGGAGATCGTTTAAATTAGGATCTCTAGGATGATCGTAATTGGTAGTGTTTAAAGGACGGTAGGGGTTGTTTGGATCATTGGCCATTGATTAATGTCCGTTAGTAGCCGAGTTATGAAATATTCTACCCGTCCATGTTGATGTTTTAGTAATAGTAGGTGTAGAATAACTCACAACCATTGTGCCAGGTCCAGTGTTATTACCGAACATGATCCTAATTGGATAATA